AGGGCATGAAGTGGGGCGTTCGCCGCCGTGCTCGTCGTGACGCCAAGGAATTCACCCAGGCCAAGATGTACTATGGCGAGGGGGCCGGCAATCGGCGGAAGCTGATCAAAGCAACAGTTAAGGCTCGCTCAAAGGACCCGTTCTACAAGAGTGAGTTCGATAAGGCTGTCGCCAATACCGACATGGGCAAGCGGGCTGCTCAGGCCCGAAGGCAGCGCGGTCGGAAGAACGCTCGTAACTCCGCCGGTAAGACTGTTCGCGGCGTCGGGAACATCGCCACGGGGAACCTCAGTCGGGCCGGAGGCGCTCTGGCTCTCGGTTATATAGGGTACCAGGGCGCTAAGGCTGCTGGGATCGCCCCCACCGAGAAACAGCTTCTCACCAAAGCCGTCAAGGGAGCGAGGAAGATTAAACGAGTTGTCCAACACGACGATGTTCTCGCTCACTACGGCGTCAGGGGCATGCGCTGGGGGATCCGCAAGTCTCGCATCAAGGGTGCGAAGAGGTGGACTTCCAAAAAGCAGGCCAAAATAGATGGTATGTCCGATGATCAGCTCAGGCGGGTCAACAACCGCCTCCGGCTGGAGAAGGAGTACCGTCAGCTGACCCAGACTCGGATGGAGCGCTACCGCGCCAAGGCAGGGAAGGTGGTCGAGGAGGCCGCAGCCAATACCCTGCAGAACGCAATTCAGAAGAGTCTAAAGAAGGCTGCTAGCCGCGGCGGATCGGCCGCTATCAAGGGCGCCAAACGGTTCAAACGGTAGGACTACGACATGACAGACAATCTGTTCTTCATTGATGAGGACGAGGTCCTCGCTCACCATGGCGTCAAAGGCATGAAGTGGGGCGTTCGCAAGCAGCGGGCGGCCTCCGGAGGCGCCGGATCAACCAAGAAGCGCAAGGGGCTCTCTCGCAAGCAGAAAGCCGCCATTGCTGGTGTTCTCGGCACGGCCGCAGCCGCTGGCGCTGGGTACTACCTGCACAAATCCGGCAAGGGCAAGAAGATCGCTGCTCTAGCCAAGAAGCACGGAGGCTCCGCTAGGGACTTTGCTAAGGGCAAGGGCCGTAATCTCGGCGCACAGGCTCGAGTCAAGCAGGCCCAGGCCAAGCGGTTCGCTAGGGCCCAGTCCGCCAACGCTAAGGGTGCGGCCGAGAAGCTGAAGACCACCAAGGCCGGCAAGTATGCCGAAGCCACTCGTCTCGCAGCCAATGCAGCCGCATTCAAGACTGGTAACGCGGTCAAAGGCGCCGGCTACAAGGCCAAGAACCAGGCTTGGAAGGCTGGTAATAAGGCACGCAAGGCGGCTGAGGGCGGCGTCAGCGGTGCGAAGTCTTCGGCCAAGGCTGCGGCTGGTAAGGCGGCTAAGTCTAAATTCGGCAAACAGGCCGCTAAGGCTCCCGGTAAGGCGCTTTCGACTCATGTTGTCCAGCCCGGTAAGGGCGTCGGCTACAGGAAGCTCGCCACTACCGGAACTAAGGTCATGGCCGGAAAGGGCGCCGGTGCCGATAAGCTCGCCAAACGTGCCGCCCTCGGACTAGGCGTCGGAGTAGGCGCTAACGCGGCCGCAGCGGCAGCAGGCGCGGCTATCAACCGAAAGGCCGCCGGCGGTAAGAAGAGCGGAACCTCAAAGAAGCGCCGCCGCTGACCATGTTGTCTAATACCGCTACCCCGCGATATTACGCTGAGTTCAGAGATGATGTCCTCGCAGGCCGGATTCCGATCTGCAAGGAGATCGAGATGGAGATGAACCGGATCGATGATCGGATTCGCAATCCCGGCTTTTATTACGATAGCGACGCTGTGGAGGGGTTCATCCGCTTCGCGGAAGCGGAGATGACTCTAACTGACGGATCCGATCTTCGACTCCTACCAAGCTTCAAGCTCTGGGCAGAACAGATCTTCGGATGGTGGATCTTCACCGAGCGATCGGTCTATGTCCCTAACAAGACGACGGCTGGCGGGCATTTCGAGAAACGCCGGGTGAAGCAGCGCCTCATCAACAAGCAGTACATCATCGTCGCCCGAGGCGGGGCGAAGTCTCTGTATGAAACCCTCCTTCAAGCCTACTTCCTCACAATCGACACGTCGACTACCCATCAGGTGACGACGGCGCCGACGATGAAGCAGGCCGAGGAGGTCATGCAGCCCTTCCGCACCGCCATCACAAGGGCCAAGGGACCCCTGTTCGATTTCATGACTCAGGGGTCTCTACAGAACACGACCGGCAGTCGCGCGCTCAGGCAGAAGCTCGTCCCCACCAAGAAGGGGATCGAGAACTTCATGACTAACAGTCTGCTCGAGGTTCGACCTATGTCAATCGATAAACTCCAGGGCCTCCGCACCAAGATGAACACGGTGGATGAGTGGCTCTCGGGCGATATTCGCGAAGACGTGGTCGGCGCCATCGAGCAGGGCGCATCCAAGGTCGACGACTGGCTTATTCTGGCAGTGTCGTCTGAGGGCACCGTCCGGAACTCGGCTGGCGATAACATGAAGATGGAACTCCTCAACATTCTTCGAGGGGAGTACTCTGATCCTCACACTTCCATCTTCTACTACAGGCTTGATGACCTCAAGGAGGTAGGGGATCCGTCGACCTGGCTGAAGGCTCAGCCCAACCTCGGGGCTACCGTCTCTTACGAGACATATCAGCGCGACGTCGAACGGGCGGAGCACGTGCCTGCAGCTAGGAACGACATCCTGGCCAAGAGGTTCGGCATTCCCATGGAGGGGTATACATACTTCTTCACCTACGAGGAGACCCTGCGGCACAACCGTCAGGACTTCTGGGGTATGCCTTGTTCCATCGGCGTCGACCTATCACAAGGCGATGACTTCACCGCCTTTACATTCTTGTTCCCCCTCAGCCGAGGCAGGTTTGGTGTCAAGACGCGCTGCTACATTTCCGAGCGCACCATGCTGCGCCTTCCGGGAGCCACTCGTCAGAAGTACGAGGAGTTCCTACAGGAGGGATCGCTCATGGTGCTCGAGGGTACGGTTCTTGACATGATGAATGTCTACGAAGATCTCGAGGCATTCATCGCGGACTGCGAGTATGACGTGCGCTGTCTGGGCTTCGACCCGTACAACGCCAAAGAGTTCGTGACTCGCTGGGAGAACGAGAACGGACCGTTCGGCATCGAGAAGGTGATCCAGGGAGCCCGGACCGAGTCCGTGCCTCTCGGTGAGATCAAGGACATGGCGGAGGACCGCAAGCTCCTCTTCGACCAGTCCATGATGACCTTCACGATGGGGAACGCCATCACCCTGGAGGACACCAACGGGAACCGCAAGCTCCTGAAGGCCCGACGGGAGAACAAGATTGACTCGGTCGCCGCCCTGATGGACGCCTGGGTCGCCTACAAACTCAACAAGGACATGTTCGACTAGGAGGTGAAGGACATAGGACTGCGAGATAGACTACAGCACGCCTACAACGCCTTCACTGGCAGGGACGTCGACCGATCGAACCTCGGTCCTTCCTACAGCGTACGGGCCGACCGGCTCGCTCTGGGATGGACAGCCGACAAGTCGATCATCTCGTCGCTGTTCAACATGATCGCCATCGACGTGTCCGCCACGCCGATCCGACATGTCGACACAGCTCAAAATGGAACGTTTGTTGGTATTCGGCGGTCAGCCCTGAATGACTGCCTGATGCTGGAGCCCAACATCGACCAGAGCGGCCGAGCCTTCATCCAAGATGCCGTGCTGTCCCTGTTCGACGAGGGCGTCATTGCAATCGTTCCGGTCGAGTCAGACCTGGACCCGAGGACCAACAACAGCTTCGACATCAAACAACTGCGAGTTGGGCGGATCACTCAGTGGTTCCCCGAGCAGGTCGAGGTCGAGGTTTACAACCAGGCTCGCTCTACCAAGGAGCGGGTGATCCTGCCGAAGCGCACCGTCGCCATCATCGAGAACCCGCTCTATGAGGTGATGAACAAGCCGAACTCAACCCTCAAGCGACTGAGCCGCAAGCTCTCCATGCTGGACCTGGCCGACGAGAAGACGTACACCGGAAAGCTGGACATCATCATCCAGCTCCCCTACGTCGTCAAGACGGAAGCCATGCGCCAGCGGGCGGAGAACCGCATCCAGTCCATCGAGGACCAGCTCGGCAAGGGCGGACACGGGATCGCCTACACCGACGGCTCCGAGAAGATTACTCAGCTGAACCGCCCGGCGGAGAACAACCTGCTCGATCAGATCAAGTTCCTCACCGCCGAGCTCATGAGTCGACTGGGGATCTCGGAGGACGTCTTCAAGGGTACTGCGACGGAGATCGTCTGGACGCACTACTGGAACCGGGCCGTGGAGCCCGTACTCTCGGCACTCGCTGACGGGATGAGCAAGGCCTTCCTCACGAAGACCGCGCGCACCCAGGGCCAGGCCGTGCAGTACATCCGTGACCCGTTCAAGAACGTCCCGCCGAGCCAGATCGTCACGTCTCTGGACACCATGCTCAGGGACCAGGTAATCACGCCGAACGAGGCCCGTACGAGGATTGGTCTTCCGCCGTCCCCGAACGAGCAGGCGGATCAGTTGCAGAACCCGAACATCAACCCTCAGATGGGTGATACCTCCCTGGACGGCGAGGGGGATATTCCGGGCCCCAGTGGTCCTGATGTTCAGTCAGTGCTCAGCATGCCGATGAGCCAAGTCAGAGGAGAAGGATGAAGTTCGACTTCAGTGGCTGGGCCACTAAGAACGACCTGACCTGCTCCGACGGACGCACTATCAAGCATAATGCGTTCAAGGAGAATGACGGCCAGCGCGTGCCGCTTGTATGGCAGCATGGGCACAACGCCGTCGACAACGTTCTCGGGCACGCACTGCTCGAGAATCGCAAGGAGGGCGTTTACGCCTACTGCGCTTTCAACGACACTCCCGGCGCCGAGAACGCCAAGGAGCTCGTGAAGCACGGCGACGTCAAGGCTCTCTCGATCTACGCCAACCGCCTCGACCAGCGAGGGGCTGACGTTATTCACGGCAACATCGTCGAGGTTTCCATGGTCCTGTCCGGGGCCAACCCGGGCGCCTTGATCGACAACGTTGCTCTGGAGCACTCGGATGGTTCATGGACCGAGTCCGAGGACGAGGCCGTCATTTATTCCGGTCTCACGCTCTCGCACGATTCCGGAGAAACAACGGAGGACACAGAATCCATGGACGAAGACGAGGTTTACGACGAGGACGACCTCACGGTCGCCGATGTCCTCGAGACCCTCGACGATGACCAGCGTCTGGCTGTTGCAGCCCTTATTGAGGAGATCAGCGGTGACGTTGACGACGAGGATGAGGACTTCGACGAGGACGAAGAGTTCGATGAGGACTATGACGACGAAGACTACGACGAGGACGCCGAGCACGGCGACTCCGGGGGTGATACTCTGATGCATTCCAACATCTTTGAGGGCGACGCCCGTACGCTAATGGGTCCGCACCTCTCCCACGCCGATGAGGAGCTTATCTTCGCCGAGGCTCGTCAGCCTGGCATGACGCTCCGTACCGCGGTCCTGGCTCACGCCCAGGACTACGGCATCAAGAACCCGGAGCTGCTGTTCCCGGACGCCACTAACCTTGACCCGGAGCCCCAGCGCATCATGCGCGAGAACTCTTGGGTTGCCAAGGTTCTCCAGGGTTCCAAGCACACTCCCTTCTCCCGCGTCAAGACTCAGTGGTCCAACCTGACCGCTGACGACCTGCGGGCTAAGGGTTACGTCAAGGCCAGCCGCAAGAAGGATGTCGTCTACGAGGTCGCCAACCGGAAGACCGAGCCGACGACGGTCTACAACAAGACGAAGATTGACCGTGACGATGTCCTCGACATCACCACGTTCAACGTCGTCGCCTGGATGCAGCAGAATCTGCGCTTCGCCCTCGAGGAGGAGCTCGCTCGTGCCGTCCTGATCGGTGACGGCCGCGAGGTGTCCAACCCCGACAAGATCAAGGAGAGCAACATCCGTCCGATCTGGAAGGATGACGAGCTGTTCTCCCACAAGGTTCTTATCGACAAGGACGCCAAGACCGAGGACATCATCGATGTGGTTCGCCGGTCCCGGAAGTTCTACAAGGGCTCCGGCATGCCGGTTCTGTTCACCACGAACGCCTTCGTCTGCGACATGCTCGAGATCAAGGACATCAACAAGCGGTACATCTACGAGACCAAGCAGGCAGTTGCCAACGCCCTGAACGTTTCGGATGTCATCGAGGTTGAGGTCATGGAGGGCGCCAAGCGCGACGTCGGCGGCAAGACCCAGAACCTGCTCGGCATCATCGTCAACATGCAGGACTACACCATGGGTGCCGACAAGGGCGGCGAGACCTCCTTCTTCGAGCAGTTCGACATCGACTTCAACCAGCAGAAGTACCTGCTGGAGGCTCGCTGCTCGGGTGCTCTGACGAAGTACAAGTCCGCGATCGTCATCGAGAAGGCTACGGCCTGATCCGGTCAAAATGGCAAGATTCTTCGGAAGCATAGGTTACGGACACGCCGTCGAGACAACGCCGGGAGTGTTCGAGGACAAGATCACGGAGAGAGAGTACTACGGGGACGTGAACCGTTCCCAGAAGCAGTACGACAGCGAGCCGAAGGTTCTCCAGAATCTCCGACTCAACAACGAGATCTCCATCTTGGCCGACTCTTACGCCGAGGAGAACTTCTTCGCCATCAAGTATGTGAGGTGGATGGGGGCGCGCTGGGTCGTCACAAACGTGGAGGTCCGCCGCCCCCGTCTCATCCTCAACCTCGGAGAGGTGTACAATGGCCCAACGCCTTGAGTTCCATCAGAAACTCGTCGAAGCGCTGGGCTCTAGGAACGTCTACTTCCAACCCCCGGAGTCCGTCCAGCTCACCTACCCGTGCATCGTGTACGAACGGAGTCGAGCCGACTCGAAGTTCGGGGACAACACCAACTGGATGTACACGCCGCGTTATTCGGTCACCCTCATCAGCAGGAATCCCGACGAACCGGTACTGGACGTCCTGGCTGACATGCCTATGTCCACCTTCGAGAGGCACTTCGTCTCGCACAACCTTCATCACGACGTGTTCAACATCTACCAAGGAGTATAGATGGCAGTCCTCACATGGGACGAGACGGGCAAGAAGTTCTATGAGACTGGTGTGGACCGTGGGGTCCTCTTCCCCGTCAACCCCGCTACCGGCGCTTACAGCAAGGGCGTAGCCTGGTCGGGTCTCACCAACGTGACCGAGACCCCGTCTGGCGCGGAGCAGACCGACCTGTACGCGGACAACATCAAGTACCTCTCTCTGACCTCGGCGGAGACATTCGAGGGCAAGATCGAGGCCTACACCTACCCCGACGAGTGGCTCCAGTGTGACGGCTCGGCAATTGTCGACAAGGTCGTCATCGGTCAGCAGGAGCGTTCTTCCTTCGGCTTGGCTTACCGCACCATCAAGGGTAACGACCAGCAGAAGAACAACTACGGCTACAAGCTGCACCTTCTGTATGGCCTGGCCGCCTCCCCCTCGGAGCGGTCCTACGGTACGATCAACGACTCCCCTGAGGCGATTACCTTCTCGTGGTCCTTCAAGGGCACCCCCGTGAACGTCACCGACCACAAGCCGACCTGTGTCGTCACCCTCGACTCCAGCGTCATCGGCAAGAACGGCATGACCGCCATCGAGAAGCTGATCTGGGGCGATGGTGCTAACGACGCCAAGCTCCCGACACCCGACGAGGTCATCGCCGCAGTCAAGGCTGCTGGCTGACAACTCCCACGGACCCCGTGATTCGCTCCGGGGTCCGTGGTGACCCAGGGAGGAACGAATGCTGACGATTCACGTCGTCGGGGATGAGCTCTATGACGAGGATCGTAATGAGTTCATCAACGGATTCGAGGGCGACCTCGAGCTTGAGCACAGTCTCGTCGCTCTGTCAAAATGGGAGTCAAAGTGGCACATCCCATACATCGGCAACGAGAAGCTCACTGAAGAGCAGGTCCTGGACTACATCAAGTGTATGACTCTGAATGACGTCGACCCCGTCGTCTACTCGCACTTGACCATGGACAACGTGAAACGGATCCGAGAGTACATCGAGGACTCGATGACGGCCACCACGTTTGTGGAGTCTGAGGGTTCTAGTCCTGCCCGAAACGTTATCACGTCGGAGCTGGTCTACTACTGGATGGTCGCTCTCCAGATTCCGTTCGAGTGTCAGCACTGGCACCTTCACAGACTTCTCACACTCATTCGAGTGTGCAACGTCAAGAACCAACCCGACAAGAAGATGTCGACCGCCGCTATGCTTCGACAGAATCAGGCTCTGAAC